AAAGGCTTGACCGCAGTCGAGGCGTTTACCAAGTGCGGAATGAGAGTAGTGTTTCATCGATGTAATCCTATAGAATCGATTTCTTTTTCTAAGCGAGAAGCATCCGGTCCATCCTTCAGCCTCTTGACCGTGCCACCGGCTGCCAGATACTGTTTTACAGCATCATCAATCTCCTTCCTGGTGACCTTCGCAGCCTGGTGGTGTGCCGTCTTTCGAGCGAGTTCCATTCGCTCTCTTCGAGAAATTTGCCTATCCCACGAACGGTTCCATCGAACAACTTCCTTCGGAGGAAGTTTTAAGAGATGAGCGAACTTCGTCTCCTGTTTCCCTGGGATTCTGCGCGATCCTGCGATCCATGCAGACACAGAAGACCTGGGCTGGTTCAAAGCCAACGCGATCTCCTGGTGAGTCAACTCAAGTTCCCGGACTCTCTTCTGAAATAAATTCACTCAGTTCCTCCCTGGAAAAGAGCATGAAATTGCGCTCTCGAACAACTGGAACAATGTATCCGTCCCGGACACGCTTTCTCAGTTGATCGACGGTGATGCCGAGTATCTCGGCTGCCTCCACGGATTTAATAAGATCTTGACTTCGTATCATCGAGTGTTTAACTGTTTAAGTGTGTAGTGTTTAATAGCGTACTACTTAGACAGCATATAGATAATATTGCCCGAGTCAACAAAAAAAATACTGAATATGGATATAGAGCCTATTTACGAAAGATTCCAGAAGGCAATCGGAGTTAAACGTGATGACCTGGTTGCCAAGGAGATCGGAATCTCCAAGCAGTCTTTAGGAGGTTTCAAAACTCGAGGGAAATTACCCTTTGAGGCAATGATCGATTACTGCAGAAAGCATCAAATCGACATTAATTTCATCTTCTTCGGGAATGACCCTGGAGAAGAAATCAATGAAGAGCTAAAACTTGAAAACGAGCGACTTAAAGCAAAGCTGGAAATAGTTCGCGAGCTTTTAACCGAGGCTATTCAAAAAGAAAAATAGAGGATGATTCATGATCGATAAGGAAAAAATCCTAGAAGCATTATCAATTCTCAATGAAAAGGAACATTATGGGACGACCAAGGAAACTATGGTCCCTCGACGGGACACGCTGGATGGGACGCGATCATCAGAACCTAGGGCTCGGAGGTCAGGCTTCGAGATTCATGATCGCAACACTGAAAGAGACTCAAGGGATCTCGGAGGAGACTCTGAGTAAAAAGGATATTCAACTGCTGCATCTCCGATACCAGGAAAGGCTCGTTGAATCCCGTGGTGGAAAAACAAAGGAGAAGCTCATTAAAAAAGAAGACTCGATTCAGTTTCTTTTTGACAAGTTCCTTTGGGATTTTATCCAACCCAGGAGATCTCGGGCAACCTTCACCCAGTACCGGGCAAGTTTGAGTCTTTGGATCCAGGTCAATGGAGATCATGGAATCAAAGCTTATAACTCCTTGATGGAGTTAGCCTTTGAGAATCATCTAAAAAAGATGATCTACCGGGGCAAACCACTTCTGGATACGACGATCAACAAGCATCAAAGGCACCTCCAGGGTGCATTCAACTGGTTGAAAAGAAAGAAACTGATCGATGAATCGATCTTCATCGAAAAGATTCAGTATACGAAGCAGCCGACTCACTCCTGGGTCAATCAGAATGATCCGGTTGACAAACTGAGGATCCTAAAACAGTTCGAGGAGTTGGTCATCAGCTCTGGAGATCCCCATCATTTAAGGGTCTTCATGCTTGCGCGGTATGCCTTGATGCGAGCCTCCGAGATCTGGAGCTTGCCCTTGAGTCCTTTAAGTCATGAATATGGAGGAATCAACATCCATCGTGGAATCATTCAAATCCGTGATGTCCTTCCTTTAGATTTTAAAGTCAAGAAACGCCAGGGAAGGAATATCAAGATGGGCCGAAGGCTATTCGATTATCTGAAAGAAGATTATTCCCAGAGATCAAATGAAGAAATCTGGTATTTGGATTCTGGTGAAGGCAAGCAATGGCGAGCTTATCCAGGAGCCTTGTCGTCGATCTTTGCTAAATACCGTGATCAATTGGGACTCACCGGGGATCCGCTTCATACTTTGCGAAAGTCCGGGATCACCCAAGCTCTCGATGCAGGAGGTGCATTGGAGAAGGTGAGTAAATGGGCCGGTCACTCCAGCAGTGATGTGACTTTAAATAACTATACGGATTGGGACAATATCGATATGGATTCCACCGTAAATCTCCTTCAGTAAAACCACACCAACCACCACACCACCTCGCAATCCCTACGCCCACCTCATTTAAAGAGAATTAGGAATCCCTTGTTTTATCCAGTTAAACTACGGGAGCACACTGATTGCAACGGATTGCGAGGATTTTTATAATACCACAAATAACCATAGGGTGTGTGTGTGGTTTTATTCAGTAAGTCCAGGGAAGTACTTAGCTTTTCCATTCCTGTCATAAAGCATCCTTTTAACTTCTTTGCGGTTGTTACCCAAAGCATTATAGGAGACATGAACCCATCCAGAGTTCGGTCCTTCCACATCACCATCCCACGCCTGGATTCTATTAGGATCATAGTTCTCTAAAATCAGTTGATCAAATTCCAAGTTATCTCTAATGTATTCAGCAAGTTCTAAGTTGCTGACTGACTCAGATACAATTTCGATATCACTAGCAGAAGACTGATCATTACAACAATGCGATGATTTTGATGATCCGTTGATATGAGCATTCCAGGCTTCTGACCGATAACATGAATTAACTTTGAGAGGCAAATTATAATGATCTCGAATCGGCTGGAGAACTTTAATGACCAAGACGGTCATTCGTGCAACTGCTAGAAGAGTTGGTTCCTGCTTGATATTGGCTCGTTGAGCATCAGGAGAATAGATGAGCTCTTTCAGAGTAAAATTCGGACTAATATGCATCGCCAACCAGCTACTTTCCTTTGACCAAATCGATGAAGGAATTGAACTTATGAGTAGCATCAGCACCAATATTCTCATCAATTTGTGCCAGGACTTCCGTAGAAATCTTCTTTTTGACAATCTCTTCAACATGATTTGAATTGGCATCGTTCTTGTCATCATCGACAAGATCTTTAATCACGCTGGCAAGCGATAAAACCTGTTGAACCAATGCAAGTGCAGGGAGCATATCTTTCCTTTCGTTATCCTGTTCATGTTTATCATAATTATCCTTTACGAAGAAATCATAAAGCCAACTAAAGTGGTTCACTCAGTTTCCTTTTCCTTATCAGGATGGGGTGCTATGGGGTTCTTTTCTTCTTCTTGGTGTAGATCACCTCCACTCTCAAAATGGTATTTTGCGATACCACTAATGATGGGAATAAAAGCTCCAATCAAAATATTCAATAAATCTTTTGAGGACGTTGGAAGCTCATCAGCGCTACCCAACATTACATGTACAATATAGGCGAAAATAGCAAGAGCGGATAAAGCTACTACAAAACGAGCAATAAACCTACTTACCTGAATACGCTCATTCACCGACATTTTAGGAGGTATCGGTTTTGGAATATCTGGTTTAGTAACAGTCGTTACCGTAGTCTCTTTAGCCAATTTATCTCCTGCTTGGTTTCATTCCTCTGATTTCACCACAAAGCTCTTTAATCGCCATTGTCTGTTCGTTCAATGCCGACTGAAAATTCTCATTTCTCGTATTGGACAGATTAATCACATCAATAAGTCTTGAATCTGCTACCGTATCTTTTTCCTGCCAAGACTTAACTTCGTCCCTATGTGATTGGGCAGTTTTATAAATATAAAAGAATGTTGCCCCAATAATAACTGCTGGTAGGCCAATCCTTTCTATCAACTGTAGCAAGCTATCTACTTCCATGAGATCAGGATGTGTTTGACCAGTTGCATATGCATAATCTGCTGGGTTCATTTGACACTATCCCTCCTGAAAATTATGGAGTCATAATTGTTCATGAAATACCAAACCAGATAGACTCCAACTAGAATCAGAGTGATATAAATCGAAAAGAATATGAGGAGTCCTGTCATGACTTAGCTATTAAATTCATCCCAAGAGGTTGTGTCTTCGTTCCAATGATAAAATTTACCGTCATCTGGCATCGCAGTAGGTGCATCCCATTGACAAGTGTCTTCGTTAAGAGTCCAGCTTGTGTATGGTTTTGGTGGGATAAACGCATCTCGTGTATCATCATAGGTGTACCCGATCCCTGCATAATTTTTACGGTATGGAGTTCCTCCTACGGTATGTACACCACTACGGGTATTATAAGAAGTTCGTTTCCATGTGCCTCCAAATCCATCGCTGAGATATTTAGCACCTACGGATTCGTCTTCATCACCATTTTCGTTCTTTGTGTCGTTATCATCGACAACCAGACCTCTAATTACTGTATTATCAGCATCAATTTCTACGAAATGTGCCATGACTAATTCTGAAATTTATATCTTATTATTACAACTCCAGAACCACCATTTCCTGATCCTGAGTTTTCACCACCCCCAGACCCACTTCCAGTATTTGCAGTTGCATTCAGAGTTACTAGGTCACCATCGCGTCCTGTAACACGAGAACCCCCAGTACCACCACCTGATCCTCCTGCACCTCCACTATCATTGGCTACTCCAGTTCCACCTCCACCTCCTGCGTAAACTCCGCTGACACCATTGGAGGTTGTACCAATTAAATTTGAAGTCCCAGCACCTCCGGCTCCGCCAGAAGTGTTGCTTGTTTCATCTCCCCCTACTGCACTAGAACCACCTCCTCCTCCTCCAGTATTTCCACCAGTACCCCCTGTTCCTCCATTGTTGCCCTGGCCTGAAGGGCTGGCAGATCCACCTACTCCATCTCCACTTTCTCCAGCACCTCCGCCACCACCAGACCCTCCATTAGCTCCAGAAGTGCCCGTTGGGTTCGCGTAACCTCCGCCGTATCCACCTCCAGCTGATGTAATAGAATCGAAGCTCGAAGGACTCCCTGAAGTCCCATTTGAAACAGCAGCACCAGCTCCAGTAGCAGCACTACCTACTTCAATAGCATAATTCTGGGCGGATACGGAATGACCTGTTGCTGTTCGGTACCCCCCAGCTCCTCCTCCACCAGATCGGAAACCACCTCCACTGCCACCTCCTGCAATTACTAGATATTCGACTGTATTAGAACCACTAACGTCACCAGCATCAGTTACTACAAAACCAGCACTTGATGCTTTAGTAGCATTAAAAACATGATATCTATAATCTCCGTCATCAACTCCAGCAGCTCCATCTGGACCTCTTGCAACGACATAATCTGACTTCGATACACCAGATGAAAGAATTCTTTGTGATGAAAAAGCCATTTAAATATCCATATCTAAACCACCAGTGAAACCGAACCACGTTGACCCACCATCGACAGTCATGAAGGCAAAAATATCAACATCAGATGCACCAGTTGATAAAGTAGGAGCAGTTGAACTGGCCCACTGAACTGATCCAGGCCATGTCACTGTTCTTGAACCAGTCCCATCTTGAGTAAGAATCAGGGTGAAACTACATGCTTTCCCTGATGCCGAAGGATTTGAAAAAGTGAAAGTACAATTATCATCAAGTGTGGCAGTCATCACATTGCCTGATGTAATATCAATAGTTTCTGCAGAACCAGTTACGCCAATGGCATTGACTGATTCGCTATAATCCTTGACTACTGGTCTTTGCAGAATATTGTCAAATAGATTTATATTGCCAACAACTCCAGAACTTCTCGCTTTTGAGCCAATGATTCCTGACATATCAACTCCAATCTTGGTCAATGTAGGTTATACCCACATCATAATCTTGCCCACCACTATCTGCTGATGTCATAGTAAACTGAAATTCTGCATCAGCAGAACCTCCTTGGGCTGCATTAAGAATTTGAACAGCAGGACTCATGACTGCCGTGCCAGATGGTTCATAGCCATTGAAAGAGAACTTATCGTTCCAGACATATGTTTCACCTACCTGAATATTAAATCGTGCTAATATCATGGTCGTTCCTGTGCCACTAGCAGAATGATTATCATAGGTTTTAATCTGTAAATATCCGAAATCTGCTGGATCATCCAGTGCATTACAATAAACTATAACACTCAACACCGTGTAAATATGATGTTGCGCCCCATAAATTAGAGTTTGGAGTGCATCCACATCTTCAAAGAAATGTGAATGAAGAGTTTCTGTTCCTGATCCTGTTGGTACTGCCATTTTAAAACCCCAATATTAGATTAGACATAAAAGGTGTCTGAGCCATTGATTGCCCATTGATTGATTTAACTTTCCCATCGACATTCAGTTCCCCTGTGCCTTTTGGTGAGATATTGACATCTATGTTTGTATCACCACCTGTTGCAGATAATGTTGGTCCATTATTAGTCGCAGAATTTGTACAAGTGATTTCATTTACAGCAGATGATGTTGTTCCAAATTTAATTGCCTCATTACCATTGCTATCATTAATCTGAGACATCCTTGACAGCACTTTAGAGTTCGTGTATTTTGCTCCATCATAGAGCATCATATCTCCCACTGATGGAGATGTAGATGTGAATACAATACCCGTTATTTCTACAGAAACAGCAATATCTCCATTCGCATCAAAGGATAAATATTTCGATGCTCGATCAGCCTTAGTGGCAGTAATCTTTGATGCCGTTTCTGAGGTTGAATCAAAATCAGAAGCTGCAATAGTTGATGAAAACTTTATCGAGCGATCCTTATCATCAACAATCTGGTGTAATGCTTGAGTCAATTGATCTAATGCAGATTCAACATTCTCTGCATCAAATGCATCATTGTTGACATAATCCTGAAGTTGTGTGTATGGAATAACACGCAGGATTACAATAGAGGTACTGCTTGCAGGAG